CGCCGTTAGAGGCTGTGTAGGTTCCAGCACCTGAGAACTGCGCAAAAGTAAGAGCAGTAGTGCCTAGCGTAATAGCGTCATCGGTGTTTAATACCCAACCACTATTTCCGTTTACTGTACCTTCGCTAACAAAGGTAAAGAGACCAGCAGTTACTTCAGAGCTTACGTTTGCGTCTGGAGCACGGTCTGGGGTTCCTGAAGCCTTAACTACATAAATACCATTTTCAGAACCAGTTGATTGATTCTTAACAAGAATGCGGTCACCAGTAGCAAGAGTTACTCCGTCAAGAGTATCTCCATTTTCAAGGTCTGTAGATAAAGTTACTGATGTAGTTGTAGCTGCACGAACTGATGCCTTAACATCAAGGCCTTGTGCAACAGAGTCAACGTAGTTCTTAGTTGCAGCATCTTGTGCACTTACTGGGTCTGCTACGTTTGTAATTAACTGGCCATTCATTGTGAATGAGCTAGTTGGTGCTGTTAAATCTGTTACCTTGTTTGTGGTAAGGATTACTGTTCCGCTAGCATCAGGAAGAGTAATTGTGCGGTCAGCGGTTGGGTCAGTTGCAGTAAGCGTGGTTTCGTTACCGTTTGCTGTAGAACCTTCAAATACGATTGTAGAGTCCAACGAAACCGTACCTGTAAAGGTTGGGTCAGCAAGAGGAGCTTTAAGGTCAAGCTGCCCTTGAATCCCAGAGGTTACGCCATCTACGTAGTTAAGCTCTGTAGTGGTAAGTGTTGCGCCATCAAGGATGTTAAGTTCTGCGGCATCTGCGGTTACGCCGTTAAGTCCAACAGCTTCCCAGATAGTACCGTTGTAGACACGCATTTCATTAGCAACGGTGTTGTAGTAAACCTGGCCTGTTACAGGACTTGCTGGGTCAGTAGCTAAGTTTTGTATACGAGCATTTTGAAGCTCGTTCTTGACTAAGTCAATTGATGTTAAAAATTTACGTGCCATTATTTGTGTCTCCTTAGGACAAGTACGCTTTTCCGCTAAATGCACCAGTAAAAGTAAGAGTTAACGAATCACTGTTTGTATACTCAATCTCTCCTTCGCAGATAGCGCCAGACGAATCGGCAACTGTCACGTTAGGGAGAAAGTTTAAGTTATGATTTATGACCCAAATATTAGACGAGATACTCTGGACATGAGTATATGCGAGAGTTTGAGCTGTAGGTCCCCCAACTATTACTGGATTTATTCCAGAGATACTTCCTGGGGATGGGGCAGCAATTAGGATAACGTCTTGATTTGTCCCTGCGGAATCTCCTGGGCGAACGTATTGGGTCATTGAGTCACCTGCGCAGTTACAAAGATTTTTCCAGTAACGTAGGTGTGAACCAATCCGTTTGAGTCAGTTAGCTGTACATCGTAATAGCAGACCCCAGGAAGCTTCTTTGTCTGTGTAGCAGTTAGGTCTAGCTGCAGTGTACGCAACCCAGTCCCATCTACAGCTCCTACATTTGGGTAGGAGGTTGCAAAAGATGCAAGTAGGATTGGGCTATTTGGAGCAGGACGAATCTCTGATTTAGCAACATAGTTATTGACCTCAAACCCAAACTGAATTTGCACTGAGTAGCTGTCTCCAGTGTAGACGTACAGGTCTTGAGTAAACGCAGAGGTCAGTTTCTTTATACCGCCGTAGGTAGGTATTGGTATGTAAACGCGTTCCTTTGGTTCTCTGTCGTCTATCTCTTGAGGTACATAAATTGGTACGTAATGGTTTGTGGTCTTAGAGATACGACGTAGACTAAACACATCAATCTTGTACAACCCAATACCAAGCTGTGAACACAGCTCTCTGTACTGGGTTTTACGAACTTCAATCATTTGCATCAACTGACGGTAACGTTCAGAACGAGGAATCTGAACTCCGTCAGGAGCTGTAATATCAATGTCAAAGGATGCATCTGTAGCAAGAGTGTAAAGAGCTAAGGTAGAAGCCCAAACAAGTACGGGATATTCTTCCAACGTAGGCAGAGTTGTAATGGATACAGGACGACCATAAGAGTCTACGTGGTTAGCAGTATGCTGTTGAAAAGCTGTAGTAACAAACTGTTCAATTTCAGCACTTGTAAAGTAACGATAATAATTTCCAGCAACAACAATTAACCGACCTGAGATAGGAGCGGTATCAAAAACAATATATCCAGTTGCTTCTTCAACTTCTACGGTTGTAGAAACATCTACACCATTAACCGTAATAATTAAGTTAATACCATCAAGAGGAGAGTACGGAACTAAGTAACGTGTTGAGGTTCCATCAGCTGTTGTTTGGTAAACAAATGATTTAGGGAAGTCACCAAGCTCGGACCGTAAACGGCCTGCCAAACTGGTAAGAATAGCCACGTAACCTCCAAAAGCTGTATGAAGCAATCATCTCAAAAATAACCTAATAAAAAAGGTCCAACCCCCAACTGGGAGGAGGGCGGGAACCAGTTGAGGGTCGGACTACTTTTTGACGGCTTAGTTAGGCCGCCAAATATATCCGAGCTCTTCTAGGTAGTTAGCAAGATGACCAGGCACTCGGTACTTAACTCCAGCTTTAAAACTGTAGTGGTTTCCTACTCCGTATGTCATCTCGTCAATATCTGTAATTGTGCGAATAACTACTGAGTCGTTCGCTGTTGTAACTCCGATGTTCTCAATCTCGTCTAAAACAAGCGGAGCATCTGGTTTCTTTGGGTCAAAGACGTTGTTCTCTAAACTCTCCGCCTCAACCTGTGCCGCAATTGAAATTTCATCTTTGCGGTCTTGTATTGCTTTTGCGTTTTTCTTTGCTGCAGTTTCTGCTGCACGTCCTGTCGCATCTAATGGACTTGTTGGTGTGTTTGCCACGGTGTATTTCTCCTATGTTAGTTTGTGATTAATGATGGCTGGGGACCCAGGAAGGAGTAGGGTCCCCAGACATCGGTAAAGCGAGTCTTAGTTTGTGTAAACCTTGACGATAGCCTGGTCGGTGATAACACCAAGACCCCAGATTGCGTACCATGCAAGAGCGTGCTCACGACCGAAGTCAAGAACGCCACCGTCACGTAGTTCAACTGGAAGGCTGATTGCGTGACCAAATGCGTTGTCACCAATCATGATTGATTCGTAAACATCTGCTGAGTTACCTGTAGCTGAAGTTAGGTAACCCTTTTCAGCTGTGTAATCTGCAGACTCTGGGTTTCCACCTGAGCCTGGAGCAGTGTTAGAAGACACAGGGATGCTACCTGCTGATGCTGGTGCACCAACAAGTGATGATGTGGTGTATGAACCACCAGCAGCAAGCTTCTTAATCTGTGTTGTTTCAATGAAAACTACGTCGTATAGACGACCGATTTCACCGAGCATGAAGTTACCTGGAGCAGCGTACTTTGTGACTTCAATGAACTCTGGGTTAGAGCGAAGGTCACGAGACTGCTTTGGGTGTACGAACTGTACGTATGTCTCACCTAAGCGAGGGATGTTCTTACCAGCAAGGGTAAGAGCTGCATCCTTGATTGCGCCTGTTGTTAGCTTGTGGTTTCCATCAAGCTGTGAGATTGCTGTAGCAGCTGTTCCTTCATCGTAGTTAGTGAAAGCGCCACCTGTGATGCCTGAGCGGTCATAACCAAATACTGCAGAAGTTGCTGCAGAAAGTGTGTTACGTGCTTGTACATCTAGGTACTGTGCCATGTGACGACCTAGAAGACGTGAGGCTGAAGCCATTACGTCATCAAATGATGCATTCAAAAGTAGTTCAGAAACTGCTACTGCGTAGCCGTGTTCTGCAACTGTGATTGCAATCTGCTCTGCTGTGAGAGCGTTAGTTGTCATACGGACACCTTCAGTAAGAGGTGATGGGTCTACTGCGAAGTTCTTGTAACGAAGGAAGTTCACGCGAAGACCAGGTGCAACACCTAGTTCAGTCTTCTTTACTGCGAACTGTTCAAAACGAAGAATTGGCATTGCCTGGAACAAAATTTCTTTTGACCAGATTGTTTGAATTGCCTGGTTCAAAGATGAGTTTGAACCAGAGTAAGCTGTTGGAGCACTCGCTAGTTGCGAGGAGCCTGTAATTGCACTTGCCATTTAGGTCAAGTCCTTTCAGTAGTTGGTTGGTGGGGGATTAACCGAACAGTCCCTGACCACGGTTGCTGGCTGCAGTGCCAAGAAGCTTGGCTCTTTGTTTCGCATAATCTGCCAATGACATATCCCTGATTGAATCAGGCGTGTACGAAGTGTTTTCCGAATTGTTATCCAGGGGTCCTGATGCAGGCGCTGTAACTCTTGCGCCTACCATTTGTTGCTTTGCAGATTGCATTGCTGCTTGAGCAGATTGCAAAATACTTTGTGACTTCTCACGCAATAGCGTGATACTTGCCTCAACCTCGTCTTGCGTATTACCGTTAACAAGGTCAATGAGCTCAGGAACAATGTTGTCACGTTCCTGCTCTACACGAGTTGCGCGGTAATTTGTAAGGTGGTTGAGTTCTTGTTCTTTGTGTAGAAGAGCAAAAGCTTTTTCTCTTTCAAGACGTTCGTTCTCTAACTGAGCCTGAAATTCTTGCTCCTTCTTAGCGAGGAGTTCCTTGGCAGAAAGTTCTTCTTCTTCCCTGGACTTTTTAGCTTGCTCTTCTAGCTCACGTACAGACTGCTCGTGAGCAGCTTTACGTGCGGCTTCGTCTTCTTGTGCTTTCTTCAAAGCTTCAAGTTCCTTAGCCATCTTTTCCATTTGAGGATACAGCTTAGATTTTTCTTGCGCACGAGCCTTTGCGACGTCGTCTGCAGTAAAAACCTGTTCCACTGGTTCACTCACTTCTTGAGCGACAGCTGCTGCTGCAGTTGCTGCTTCAAATACTTCTTGATTATCGGCCATTATTAATCACCTGTTTTTCTTGTGTCGTTGTCCGTATGCCTTGCGGCGTATCACGTTGGGGTTTAACAAGACAATTTCATACCATTTAGGATAAAAAATCTCGTTATATTGTTATTTATTTTTAATTCTTGTCTACTGCTCTCCTCTGAGGAATTTTAGTTCCGTAGGCTTCAGTGACAAGTCTTTCTCTGATTGCAGCTTCTTGGCTCTTTTCAATGCCCATCATTTGCTGCTGAGCTGGGTCGTTGACGCTGTCGTCAGTTTGAGGGCCATTAATACCGTCTCCCATGATGTCTCCATCACCGAGTTCGGTTGGCTGCATAGGGATGGCAGAGTTTCCATCAGGTCCTGGCATCATTCCAGTCATATCCATAATTGCTTTCTGGATTTGAATCTTTACGAGTTGCAAAGCGCCATCTGCGCCAGCATCGGAGATAAGCTCTTGACGAATCTCTTGTAGCTTCTCTTCTGGGAATTCCTCACCAAGTGTACGTAAAGCACCTTCTTTAGACTCAAGACCCATACCAATTTTAGTTTGAATCTCATTCAAGACAATTAACTTATCTAGTGGGAGAGGCTGAGGGAACTGAACAGAATTTTGGAAAGTAATTGGGTCTGAAAAATCAAGCTGTGTTAACTGGCCTTCTTTGATTGGGCCGTCTTCATCAGGGTTGTACATAAACTGCATAGGCTCTTTTAGAGCAAGAGTGCGAAGAGCAAGCTCGTTAATTCTTTCAATACCAACACCGTACTGAGCAACCTTCTGTGAGTAACGGTTCATTAATGGCTGGTACTGAATAGAAAGTGCAACACCCGATGTATTAGAGATAGGTTGAACTTGACCCAGTGCGGTTTCTGGGATGTTCATTAGCTCGTGCATTGAGCGCTTTAGAAGTTCTAAGTACTTCAAGGCTCCGTCAATGCCTTGTGCACCGCCTTCCAGGTTGAAGACTTGAGCATCTTTTGGAAGACCGCCCCAAACCTTCTTTGCGCCTTTTTCTAAGTTAGAAGCTTTAGCACCAACAATAACTGTCACAGGAGAAGCGTGGTAGTTAATGATGTCTGCTATGTCAGTTGATATCTCATTGTAAGCGCGGTTTATTGTAATGATGTCGTGTGCGTCTGGGAGACCCCAAGGTGAACCAGAAACTGGGACGTTCGGTATGTGTACAACAGGAACTAACCCAAGTGGATTAGGACGAGAATCAATTAACTCATCGTTTATGTACTCTTCAATTGTGTCGTCTGTAAGAATTTCAGTGTAGGTAAATACTTGACGTGTGCCTTCAAGGGATGTTCCCCAGAAACGATACTTCTGCTTAAAACGCAATAGACGCGTACGGTCGTGTGGGTGAAACTCAGGGAAAGCAAAAGAAGAGTTAAGAGGAAGAATACGAACTCTACCTGGGTGATTTCCTCCAGCAGAGTCTACCCAAGGTTCTTCGTACGCAATTTTTACAAAACAGTCCCCAGTAATGCCACCTTGTTGCCCCATCTCAAGTAGCACACGCATTTTTTCGTTGTCTACTTCCCAGATTCGTTCTAGGCGGTCTGGAATAATTGCTTCCGTTGCTTTTGGTGAACGGAAATGAATACCCTTACCAAATACAAAGCGTGATAAAAAGTCGTTAAATGCACGGTAGTAATTAACCGCAATTTGCATTTCGCCAGACTCACGGCGATAGCCCCAGTGGTGCCCAAGGTACATTGCCCAGTTTAGTGAGTAACGGTTTAAGCGTGGACCATGTACTTCAAATTCTTCGTCAGCTAATTCCACCAAACCCAGTGGAGAAATAGAGATAGTTAAATCGCTGGATGCGGCTCTATACGATGGTGGAGAAAAATCAAGATATGACATTACTTATCTTTCTTCTTATCTTTCTTAGAGTCTTTCTTCTTATCAGCAACTGTAGCATTCTTTTTCTTAACATCACGAATATGCTTTTTTTTATGCATTTCTAATTTGCGAGTTTGCTCATTTGTTTCAATAAATTTGCCGCCTGATTGGATGTAGCGCTCATGAACCCAATGACTTGCTCCAGGATTAGGGTAGTTAGAATACTTAGCCTTTGCCTGAGCAACAATCATCAAATAAAGTTTTTCATTTGCTGGCTTACTTGCCATTACATCTCCTCCTGATAACCCGATAGCCCCCACACTACTGTGGGGGCATACCGACGTCTGTCTAAATTAGTCGTTTACGACTGTTGCAGATTGACGCTGTGAGCGTCCGCCTGATACTACTTTGGTCTCAATTACTTGAGCTGCGTAGTCGTTCATTGTTCCGTGCGCAAACTCGCCAAGGAATGTTGGTGCTTCTACCCATGAGGCAGAACCAACGTGTGCTCGCTCTGCAAGAGTTTCTGCAGCTGGCTTTAAGAATACGTTTGCATTGTGATTAGGACGACCTGGTGCAGGAGCGTAACCCTGCATCATGCCCTTTTGAAAATCATTTGGTACATCTGTGTCTGTTGCAATACCTTCTTCAAAACGAAGTGGTCCGCGACGTGTTGCATTGCCTGCTTCCTTTAGTTCGTACACATGTGGTGCACGCTCTGGAAACTGTGGTGCTGGGGAAATTCCCATAGTAAGACTCCTTAAGGTTGTAGATGGAAGGCCATTCCAGGTAATAGTTTCCCGCTTTTTAAAGAGCCTGTGTGGTTAACCGAAGAAAGGATTTGAAGAAGCAACAACTTCTGGCATTACTAAATCTTGAGTTAAGGAACAGGCAATAGATAAAGAGTCCACAAAGTCATCGTGGGCGTAGTTTTCGTCAGGGGCTGCAACCATAAAGTTAGGTCCTTTGAACTGAACTTCGGCATCAGTCATCTGTTGATAGAAGCGTTTCCAGGTGCGTAATCGTCGTGTCTTGGCATGAGCAGGCCAGGAAATCATTTCTCGTTGAATCAATGCTTGTAGGTGTTTCCATCGTTTAGATTGCTCACTTGGGCTTGAAGTTATTGGCATAACCTCAGCTCTTGGTAGTAGAAGCTTTAAACGTTGCGCTACTGCATCGCCTACACCGTTTGCGTCTACT